GCCCCCAGAAGGGGCGCCCAACGCAGCGCAACACACACCCATCACCTTCTTCAAGGTGATGATTCTTACCCAAAGGAGCTCGGTTGCCTGAGGACAACCATATGCCAAAACGGAGGGAACGTCCGATCTCTCCGAGATCGGTCAATTACTTTGAGCATGTATACAACGCCAATGATGTATATGGCGTCAGTAGCATAACTCAAGTAATCCCTCCGCGTACGGGCACGTGGGAAACCTCAGGGAGACAGGTTACTGTCTCGGAAGGACATCCCTTTCGGACTCGTCCGAAGGGGATTTCCAATGTCGGTGGACCGTTCGATACTCAAAGGCAGTACATGGCCTCGGACTTATCCGGGTCATCGCTGTCATATAGGTATTGGGTGGTCCAACAAGGGCCCGGCGGCGTGAATGTGGAGCAAATCCGGAATTACTCCGGTCCACTTCTTGCTATCGGACCCAGTGGTGGCGACGGCGTTTGGCCTTACCCTCCTAGCCATAAGTCTAGCGACTCAGAGCTAGCAGCGTTAGGAACTACGGCCATTGCTCGTTGCAACCCCGGCAATAGTATCGCATCTGCGGGAACTGCCCTTGGTGAGACATATGGGGAAGGTATCAACTTCCTTCCCTCGTCCACCAATTGGAAAGGCAAGCTCCAAGCCATCAGAAATGCTGGCAAGGATTACTTGGCCGTCCAATTTGGGTGGCTGCCTCTGGTTGCCGACATTGTAGACTTTGCAGTGTCGGTGGGTCAATTTGATGCTGTGCTTGCACAGTATGAAAGAGACGCCGGTAGGCTAGTAAGACGCAGATACGAATTCCCAACCATCACGGAGCGATCAGATACAATTGTCCCCGGGGCACCACCTTGGTTCCTCGGGTCAGCTGGAAACTGTATCGCTACGTACGGCAATCGCATTCTTCAAAGAACTATCACGAAGAAGAGGTGGTTCAGCGGAGCTTTTACCTATCACTTGCCGACCGGATACGACTCCCGGTCTAAGGTAAGTAGGTATGCTCTGTTTGCCGATCGAATCGGCCTGAAACCCTCCCCAGAATTGCTCTGGGAGCTTGCGCCGTGGAGCTGGGCTGTCGACTGGTTTAGTAACGCCGGGGATGTTATCTCAAACATTTCCCGGTTTGCCATCGATGGCAATGTTCTCGCGTATGGTTACATCATGGAAACAGTTACGGTCCGTGATGTCTATACCTACGTGGGCGGAACGCAAAACAACGGTTCCGCTCTCCCTGTCCACCCCGTCGTCCTCGTTACTGAAACGAAGACGAGACGTGGAGCGAGTCCCTATGGGTTCGACGTTGGTTGGGACGGCTTGTCACCGTTCCAGGCGTCGATATTGCTAGCTCTGGGGCTTTCCCGGAGTTAGCGGGTTGCGTTGTGCAACCGTTAAAACACCACAAGGAGCAATGCCTGTGTCATTCGCCGATCCTCAGTCAGTCAACATTGGCGCTGGGGCTGTCAGCCTCCCCCGAGTGATCTCGGGGTCGCTGCAGTCCACATACGTCAGTGCGGACGGACTTCTCGCCCTGAAGGCCTCGTCCCAGTACGGGAACCGAGTCCGACAGGTGCTGCGGCTCGATGCCAAGAAGATCTCCGCGGACGTGTACTTGCCTGACCGAAACGTGGAGCGCTCGATGAGCGTGTACCTCGTTTTCGACAGGCCCGGCTCGGGGGGAACCCCGATCGGATACACAAACGCGGATGCGCTGGCCGTGTACGGCGGGTTCAAAACCGCCATCACTGCCAGCTCGGACCTGCTCGTCTCCAAGTTGCTCGGAGGCGAGTCCTAGTCCGGTTCTTCGAAGCTATCCTCGCGTACACATCAATACGAGTTCTTGTGTTGATGCGTAGTTTCCCTCTCAAGGGAATTCGATTTGAGTACGTTACCCCTGTACCTCCCGACGCTAAGTTCGGAATACGGTGGAATGAAAACCCATCGTACTTCTCGCTTGGCTTTAGGTGGTATGGGGCTTACGTCCTGATTTCGACGCGTGGGCGGAAAAGACAACCAGTCGAGACATAGGCTATGGAAGTACCCACCCCCAATTAGGAGGAAGTACTGAAAAGCCTGATGTTGCTCTGGAGTAAGTTGGCACACGAGTGTGCCAATAGATGTTGCACTAGCGCCAACCTCGGTCCGAGTCTAGAGGCCTCATTTCACTGGCAAGTGAATTTGGATCTAGAGAGGGTCGAGGTGCGTGTTGAAGAGGAGGGGTGGTCGTTTATGACGATCACCCTGCCTGCCTTCGGAAAGGCGTTCGAAGAATGCCTCGAAGAAGGTTGTGTTACTCCCTCATCCTTCCCTGGTTTCGCTAAGTACAACCCTAGCGGAATCAAAGGTTGGTGTGAACTCCCCAAGTTCTTAGGTGGGTTCATGGAGCTTATCTTCAACACAAGTGACGGGTCATTGCGACCAAATGCGTCGATCGACGCCATTCGATCCATTCGCCAGCTAACGCTGATGTTTGGAAAGATCCTCCTTGAGTGCAGTGATGCACGTAAGGCGGCGGCAACGAACGACTATTTGGCGTGTGAGCAGGATTTGGACCGACTCCTTAACCGGATTACCGAGGACGACATGTCTCGGTTTACCCGGGTCTCGGAGTTGGTGTTTGGGCAGCTGTTCTCTGACGTAGACCTGTTGGTCTGGGAAAGAGAGGCAGTCCGCCCTCACATGGTCCAGGTGCTACAGTCGATCGACTGCGTGGAAACGCAAAGTTCGACCAACGTGTCTGGACCTCTCGTCTGCAAGAGTTCTTCCCTTGGGAGGAATTTCTAGCAGTCAACTCCTCCTTTGTGGAGGAGTTGAAAGACGAAATCCAAATCCTCGAACCTGGCCAGGAACTTCCCGTTAGGGTCGTTCTTGTGCCTAAGACGCTCAAAACACCACGAGTAATTGCAATAGAACCTACTGCCATGCAGTATGTGCAGCAAGGTCTTATGCGGTTGTTCGTGTCTGGAATTGAAGAGAATAACCTACTCAACAATTTCATTGGTTTCGCAGATCAGTCGCCTAATCAGCGGCTAGCCTGCGAAGGTTCCCGTAAGGGTACCCTTGCTACGCTAGATCTTAGCGAAGCAAGTGACCGTGTTTTGAATCAGGTCGTTGAGCGCCTATTTGCTAGTCATCCGTACCTTAACGGTGCGGTGCAGGCTTGTAGGAGTACTCACGCTGATGTGCTTGGAGAGGTAGTTAATCTCACCAAGTTTGCGTCTATGGGTTCAGCTCTGACTTTCCCGGTGGAAGCGATGGTCTTCTTGACTATCATTTTCGTCGCGGTAGAGAAAGAGCTCAATCGACCGTTAGTTCCTCGAGACCTGGAACGGTATCGAGGAAAGGTGCGTGTCTACGGGGATGACATCATTGTCCCTGTAGATATAGTGGAATCGGTGATCGATAACCTAGAGGCTTTCGGCCTCAAAGTTAATCGCCGCAAGTCTTTCTGGAACGGAAGTTTCAGAGAGTCATGCGGGAAGGAATACTATGCTGGCGAGGACGTTTCCATAGTCCGCGTCAGACGAGTCTTTCCTACGTCACCGGCTGATGCAGCGGAAGCCATCTCTATGGTTTCTCTCAGGAACCAGCTCTATATGAGCGGATACTGGGAGACCTGTAAGTGGCTTGATGGGGAGATCCGGAAAGTTCTTACTTATTTTCCGGTAGTACTCCCTACATCTACCGCGCTAGGAAGGCACAGTTTCCTCGGTTATACTTACGAGAAGCTGTGTCCTAAAACACACTCGCCATTGGTTATGGCGTGGCGTGATACCTCCAGGCTACCTAGTAGTTCACTAGGTGGTCACGGAGCCCTAGCTAAGTGCCTTGGAAAGACCAGCGATTTGCCATTCGCTGATCCTCGGCATCTTATGCAATCAGGACGTCCCCAAGTCGTTAACATCAAACTTGGGTATTGTAGCCCCTTCTAAGGGGTGAAAGTGCGAGGGAGCTGAATGAGCAGAGGACTCAATGACTTTTCATTAAGTCAGGAAGGTTGTTTACTTCCCCTTCTCTGCGTTCGTCTCTCGAGG